CTACATCACTAACACTGCTGTAATACCACAAACGACCAGTGGCTGGATCTTGATCAGGTGCAGAATCTGATGCCACGTAAGTGAACAAATCAGTGCCGACCCAGTTGCTCAACACCAGTATTGATTGACTGGTTTGATCAACGTGAACTTTAGGAGTGGCAATGCTAAATCCTGCTGTGGTAATGGGCGTGCCTGTGACATTTTCTAAATAGATAGTTCCGCCCTGACTGTGTGTAAACACAATGTTGCCGGCGCTGTTGACACTAGCACTTACATTGGGTATGTTAGCAGCACTTACACTGGTAATAAAACTGGCCACACTAGTACCAACAAGAGTTATCAAATACTCAATAGTTAGAGATGATCCTGCACTAGTAGAATACAAGTTGAATGAATCAGCTGCGGTAAACAATGCATCGCCACCGCTCCCAGGTGTGGTTGTACCTGTAACAATAGTAGCTCCTAACGCAACTCGTTCCCATATAGTAAAGGCAGCATTGGCCACAGGTGTGGTTACGTAAAGTTGCACATCTGATTGCACATAAGTGGTGCCTACAGGAATGTTTTTGCCGCCACCGGTGGGATCTAAGGCTGCATTAGCAGTGGCATCATAGGTGTATACATTGCTGGTCTGTGACACAAAGACGTCTAACGTAGCATCGTACTTTTTCAATTTCAAACTCATGCCGTTGCCCACTGCACTGATATTCTGCCAGACACTGCCTGTGGGAGATGGGCTAACATCAGTAGTTCTCCAACGCGGTGCTTGATAACTATAGGCTGCCAAGTAGTCTGGTGCACGATATGTATTAGATATGATACCCAAGGCACTCAAAAGAGCTGCACTGCTGACATTGCCCAGTTCGATGCTAACAACACCTCCGGTGCTGGTACTGCCATCATTAGTGGCCGCACTGTCTGCGTAGATAGTGAGTTTGTTGCTTTCAGCAGTGGCAGTCACACCTGGTATAGTGGCCGCTGTGATGGCCGCTGCAAAGGCCGATACGTTGTTGTTAGGCCCACTGGGCACTGTGACCAAAGTATCGTTGATAAAAAAGTTTGCTCCAGCTGTGAGAGTGTTGCCTACCACAGAGTTGGTGCCTTGCACTGTGGGCCAGGAATTTTTCCAAGCATCTGAACCAATCAGTACCCAGAGATTATCGGTATTTTTGTAGTAATGCTGATTAGCTAGACTCACTGCACTCACCGCATAGTCACCAATACTGCCAATGGTGGTCAAAGGAGTGTAATCCCCACCAGCATAGTTGACAACATCTGCTGTGTCTGTGATCACAATGGGCACTTGATTGGTAAATGTGTCAGAAGTCTGGTCCCATTCAAAAATTCCCCAGGTGCTCTCGCTAGTGTCCAACCAGTAAGTGCCGTTGTCGGCATCCCCAGTGGGACGACTCAAACTTGCAGTCAACTCTGTCAAATCAATGTCCACACGTTGCACATAGGCACGATTTGTAACGCCCAGTGCTGAGTACGCTGCCAACAAACCGTATTCGTTGAGTTCGTAACCATTGATGGGTGTGCCAGTGGTGGTGTTGTAGAAGAATGGCACGCCAAATGTTGCTGCCAAATCTCTCTGACTGGTAATGAGATAAGTTTTGTTTGCATTGGCAGCAGTTGTGCCTGCTGCTACACCTATGCCAGCTGCATCAGCCTTGTTTTGTGCTGTTGCCACTAGAAAATAAGGGACTGTGTTGACAGCGGAAGGGATATACTGACTCTCGTCAATTACTGTTACTTCTACGCCTGGTGATACTAGTGCCATGGTTGATTCCTTTTCAAGTTATGGATATTTATTGGCATATCCAAAAAAAGGGGTTTTACGGTGGCCTATATATAGGTCCGGTAGCTAAATAGCTGTATGAGACCCATGTGTAAAGTGTGTAATGTTCGACCCAGAGCTATTGCTTATCACAAGTATGATCGAGTTTACTATCATTCTCGATGCAGTGTGTGTATACGCAAAAACAAAAAACTCAAACCGCCGGTACCACGTTGGCAAAGTGGAGGCTATAAAAAAAAATCACAATGTGATCGTTGCGGATTTCGAGCAAGATTTACCAGTCAGCTGCTGGTGTATCATGTGGATGGAGATCTCAACAATGTTATCTTAAGAAACCTGCGAACAGTATGCCGCAACTGTGTAGAAGAAATTGCCCGGACTGAAGTTACTTGGCGGACGGGTGATCTTGAACCAGACGCTTGACCTGCTGATACAAGTCGTCCAAAGTACCGTTGTTGTCCAGCACTACATCAAATTTTGTTCCCACCCAGGCAGTTTCTGACGCATGTACCCCCAGTTGTTCCAGTCGACGTCCACTCAATGACCAAGTTGAATTGCCATCGGGTCCACGATTACGACTCACAGCCGCATCGTACCACTCAGGTTCAGGGCCGCGAATCACACGCACCACCATGCCACCTGATTGTTTGATGGCCTTGATCTCATTGGGAAATCTGCAGTCGCTTATGACCACATCGTCTTTTGAGTTGCGCAGTTTGTTTTCCAGGCTAGCAATCCAGATATCATCGTGAAAACCTTTGCGGCATACTTCTGTGCCCCACTGTTGCAGGATCCAACGTGGGGTCAAGTGTGGTATGCCCAGGCGGTCAGCCCACCAGGGATCCACTTGCTCACGCCACTCACGGGCCTGTTTTGTACGGCCCTCCAGCATGGTTCTGTCCCAGCCAAACACCTGTGCCACTGCATCTTTCAGTGTGTTGGCAAAACTTTCTCTGCGGAAGTGATGTAGATTCACAAGATAGTCTGCAATGGTATCTTTGCCCGAGCCAATAAATCCACAAATTCCAATGATCATGCCAGTTCCTTGATGTTTAAATGAGTCAAGGTTGCTTGCAACATGTCAATTTGTCTGCGGCAGTCTTCCAGCGCATGATGGCTGGTAGGCGGCCGGGGCAACCCTGGATACAGCTTATATACCGTGCGAGCATCACAGATCTTATAATATTGCCAGGGCAGGGGTTTGCCATAACTCTTGTAGGCATGCTCAAGGATGTTGGCATCGTAGGTGGGACCATTCATCCAGATACGATTGCACTTCCAGCACAGTTTATGAAGTTCGTCCAGGGCTTGGTCTAGTGGGATACGACCCACTTCATTGAAGGCTTCATCCCGTGCGGCTGCAGGCTGTGTGGCCCACCAGTTGATAGTGCCTTGTTCAATGGTGCGGTTTTCTTGGCTTTCAAAGTCAACCCGGGCATAATACTTGTGCTCGTAGTAGCCGGTGCCAAAGGGATCAAATGCCTGTGCCGCAATGGTTAGAATTGTGGTTTCAGGGCCTGTTGCCAAACCTTCAATGTCGATCATCAAGTCGATTTTGATTCTCCTGGTACTTGTGTACAAGGATTATAGCACAATTTTAGATAAAAGTGTGTGCAGTTTAGCCAATAACGAATGTAAGTGGCTGTGAACCGTCCACATACATTTTGAGTTGTTCGATCAGGCTGTCCATTTCTACTTTGGCTTCGGCTTTCATGGCTGCACCGTTTAGGCTGCCACCACCTTGAGGTCCAGCGATAGTGCCAAATTTTTCACGTGCTTCACCAATGATCATTTTGCAATTGGCTACCATGTAATCTCGGATCCATTGGCTGATCTGGTGATCACTCAGCAGATTGAATTCAGGTTTTAGATTGTAGGTCCACAACAACACAGTTTCTCCTGATCCTTTGGGATCACGGATCAGTTGCAGTTTCTTGGTCACAGGATTCCATGTGTAGTTCATGTAAGCACCGAACATGCGACCGGCCAGTTCAATATACTGGCTGTAAAAATCGTATGTGGCCAAGCCACCTGCCACGTTGAAGTTCATCAAGTAAACGTTGATTGACGCTTGTGCAAACGGATCAAAGTTTGACGCAAACGGTCCTGAACTGTCGCCAAAAGTTCTGCGGAATATTTGACGCACACTTATGACTTCTTGCGGCAGATCATAGATGTTGACATCTTGTACCAACTGCATGAAGCTGTAGCTTTCTTCATATGCATTGTTGGCTCGTTGACGATAGGTGCCAATGGTTTTTTGATAGGCCGCTTCGTAGTGTGAGGGATCTAGTTCTAGGTCAATGATATCTCCGCCCAACTGTAGCTTGACGTATTCAATCAAATTTTGCTTCAGTGTGGGCAGTGATTGTTGTTGCTGTTCTGGCATCAGGAACTCCGGTTCCTGTATTTATTGAAGTTTTGAGATGAGCTGTGGCAACCAGTTGGCAAAATCTTCAGGCCATTGACGTTGCATTTGTGCCAGCAATTTTTGATTGTGGTCAGCCGCTGCCTGGCATTGTTCAAGCAACACCTGGTGATTGATTTGTTTAACAGTATTGTAATTGTGCATGGCTTGATGGACAAAATTGGTTATTTTTTTGTGCCCATTTACAGCATTGTCTTGTTGTTCGGTGTCATATGAATGATCTACAATGCGGTCTAGAACATCAAACCCCAGTGTTTTGAGACGTTGTACAGCATTTTTTGCTGAAAACACCTGCCAAGGTGCTGGTGTGACCAAGGCCCTGAATATTTTTTCACTGAACGCAATACTGGCATCGCCGGCATAAGTCTCAATTACCAGATTGAGATAAGCACTGGTGTGTGCTTGTTCCACAGTGAATTTGTGATTTCTTAAAGGCATGTGTGGTAAGATCTGTTCATACCATGTGCTAAGATCAGCATGATCTGTTGCCAGTTGTGTCCAACAATGTGAAACACTGTTTTTAGCATCTTGCGGTGTTTTTTCTGCACCTGTGGCACGAGCATTGAAATTGATGAAGTCGTTTTCAATAATGTTGTGGATGCTGTTGGCTTGTTTTGTGAGTTCCAACAAAAGCAACAATCGTTGTGTGTCCAGTCTGTTGACTGACAAATGAAATCTACGGTCGGGGGTGTAGTGTTGTTCAGCTGGTACGTAATTGAACACACCAAAATAACTTGGTGGCAGCACACACACTTCATAGTCTGTGGGATAAGGCATATGATTGTCGGTGATGATCATGGTATTTGAATCAAACCATTGCCCAGGTGCTGCTGCAGGGTTAGATTTGATTACAC